GACCTCGCCACCTTGGCGGACCTGGACACCTGCCAGGCCTACGACCCCGCCGCCGGCTTCCCTGAGCCACCGCAGGTGGAGGCCGCCGCATGACGCCGCTCCGCCTGCTGCGCCGCTACGCCCTCAACGTCCTGATCGGCCTCGACCAACTCGCCAACGCCGTCCTCGGCGGCGCGCCCGACGAGACCATCTCCAGCGCCCTCGGCAAATGCGCGCGGGGCGACTATGGCCGCACCGCCCGCATCGTCACCGCCCCGGCCCGCCTGGCCGTGGACGCGATATTCGCCCTGCTGGGCGAGCCCCACCACTGCGCCCGGTCGATCGAGGACGACGAAGGCGCCGAGTCCATCTGGCGGCTGCTGGCCGCCGCAAACCGGGAGTAGCCCTATGGAAGACTTCCTGCACGGCGTGGAGGTCGTCGAGATCTCCGACGGCATCCGCCCCATCCGCACCGTGAAGTCCAGCGTGATCGGCCTGGTCGGCACCGCCCCCGAAGCCAACGCCACGGACTTCCCGCTCAACACTCCGGTGTTGCTCGCCGGTAGCCCGCGCAAGGCGGCCAAGCTGGGCCCATCGGGCACGCTCAAAGACGCGGTCGACGCCATCTACGACCAGGCCGGCGCCGCTGTCGTGGTCATCCGTGTCGAGGAGGGCATGGATTTCAACGAGACCCTGTCCAATGTGATCGGCGACAGCACCATGGGCACCGGCGTCCATGCCCTGAAGGCGGCGCAGTCGGAGGTCAAGGTGTCGCCGAAGGTGCTGGTCGCACCGGGGTTCACCTCGACCCGCCCGACCGGGGTGCAGACGATTACCGTCGATGCCGGCGGCGCCGGCTACACCGAGGCCTCGGTGGCGATCACCGGCGGCGGCGGGACCGGCGCGGCCGCCACCGCCGTCATCGAGAACGGGACCATCACCGCCATCCAGGTCGATCGCGCCGGCTGGGGCTACACCGCGGCCCCGACGGTCACCATCAGCGGCGACGGCGACGGCACCGCCGCCGCCACGGCCACCATCGGCGCCACCGCCAACCCGGTGGTCGCCGAGCTGGCCGGGATCGCTCAGCGGATGCGCGGCATCATCCTCGCCGACGGCCCCAACACCACCGATGCCGCCGCCATCACCTACCGCGAGGATTGGGGGACGGCCCGGGTCTACGTGATCGATCCGCACGTGATGGTGTGGGACACCGATGCCAACATGGCGGTGGCCCGCCCGGGCAGCGCGGTGGCCGCCGGTGTGATCGCGCGCACGGATGCCGCAAAGGGGTTCTGGTGGAGCCCGTCGAACCAAGCGCTCAACGGCGTGGTCGGAACGGCGCGGCCCATCGACTTCGCCATGTCCGACCCCAACAGCGTCGCCAACTACCTCAACGCCAACGAGGTGGCCACCATCATTCACCAGGACGGCTACCGCCTGTGGGGCAACCGCACCTGCTCGAGCGACCCCATGTGGGCCTTCCTTAGCGTGCGGCGCACCCATGACATGATCAACGAGTCCATCGAGCAAAGCTACCTGTGGGCCTTGGCTAGGCCCTTCTCGCTCCAGCTCCTCGAGGACATCGCGGGCAGCGTCAACGCTTACCTGCGCCGGCTGAAGGCGCGCACCGCCATCCTCGGCGGCAAGGTGTGGCTCGATCCCGAACTCAACACCAAGGACAGCCTGATGGCCGGCGAGTTGTTCCTGGACTTCGACAACGAGGCCCCGGCGCCGCTCGAGCACCTGACCATGCGCATGCACCGCAACCCCGACTACTACGAGGAGCTGGTGACCTCGTTCGCCCAGGCGGCCTGAGAGGAGACCTGAGATGACGGAAAGCATGCGGCAGCAAGCCGCCCGCCTCGCCGAAGAGGTGGAGGCATCGGGCATCAAGACCTGGCACGCCAAGGTCAATTTCGTCTTCCTGTTCGCGGCCAACCTGACCGGTATCTACGGGGTTCGCGAGCTGCGCAAGGCGCTAGGTGGCGAGCAGCCTGAAACTGGCGCGGAAGGCCTCTTTCACGAGTTCGCGCGCAATGTCTCCGCTACCGGAGCGGACAGCGGAAAGAAGGACGTCACCGATGGATGTTGACGGCTCGATTGAGGCGGGAACGCTGTTCAAGGCTTCCAAGCCCTTCGGGGTCAAGCGGGCCATCACGATCAGTTGGTGGTTGTCGTCGATCCAGATGTATCCCGCGTCGCGCAACCATGTGATCGCGGCCTCGGTACGCCGGAATTCCTGCGGCACGCGCGGGAACATGTTGTCAACCTCCGCTTCGTCCATTCCCGCCAGTTCAGCGATCTTGAGCGGGGTGGACGCTGGGAAGTTCTCGTACAGCGCCGCGAATACCCGGCCCGCGACTTCATTGAAACGCTCGATGTTGGACATGGCCGCCCCCCCAACTGAAAAGGCAAGTGGCCTCATGACTCCATCAAACCGCCTGCGTTGCAAGCCGCTGATCGTATCGCCCGCAACGGGCGCCGCCTGAGAGGAGACCTAACCGTGCGCCTTCCCCGCAAGCTCACCCACTTCGACGCCTACGTCGACGGTCGCGGCCACGCCGGCATCGTCGACGAGGTCGAGTTGCCCAAGCTCACCCTCAAGATGGAAGAATACCGCGCCGGCGGCATGGACGCGCCGGTCGAAATCGATCTCGGCACCGAGAAGCTGGAAGCCACCCTGACGTTCGGCGAGGACGTCGTCGAACTGATCAAGCTGTGGGGCGTGCTCGGCGCCGACACGGGCATCACCCTGCGCGGCAGCCGCGGCGAGGGCGAGGACGCGCAGGCGGTCATCGTGGAACTGCGCGGCCGCATCAAGGAGATGGACATGGGCTCGTGGAAGCCTGGCGAAAACGGCCAGAGCAAGTATGCCGTCGCCGCCCGTTACTACCGCCTGGCCATTGGCGGCGAGGATCTGATCGAGATCGATACCGAGAACCTGATCCGCAGAATTGGCGGGGTCGACCAGCTCGCCGTCGTCCGCAACAACCTCGGCCGCTAAGGAGGGCCCATCATGTCCGAGATCACGCTCGATTACCCGGTCGAGTTCGAGGGGCAGGCCGTCAAGACCCTGTCCATGCGCCGCCCCAAAGTCCGCGACGACCTGGCCAAGGAGCGCGGCGGCACCTCGCCGGGCGCCCAGGAGGTGCAGTTGTTCGCTGACCTGTGCGGCGTCAAGGCCGACCTGATCCGCGAGTTGGACATGGCCGACTACGGCAAGCTGCAGGAAGCCTACGCGGGTTTCTTCACACCGCCGGCGGCCATGGCCCCCTCCCACACGGAGACCGCCTCCGGCGGATGACGGCGGAGACGGCGCGCGAGCTGCACCAGCCGCTGCCGGTGCTCCTCGACATGGACATCGAGGACCTGGCGCGGTGGCATGCGGAGGCGATGAAGATGAGGGAGGCGGGCTGAGATGAGCGACATGCGCACGGCATTGGTGGTTGAGGGACGGGTCGATCCGTCCCTCGGCGCCGCGTTGCGCAAGACGGAAACGGGCGTCGGCAAGACCGGCACCGCCACCGTCCGTTCCACGGGTGCCGCCGCTAAGGCCCTGCACGAACAGACCGCCGCCGCCCGCCGTCTGGCGATGACGACGGTACAGGTCGGCAAAACCACCAGCGCCGCCGCCGCCAAGACCGAAAAGCTGGGCGACGCCTCCCGCCGCACCGAACGGGAGGCCCGCCGCGTCGGCGGAGCCTTGCGCCGCTGGGCGCGGGAGACCCGCCGCACCGACACCGCCCTCGGCCGCACCGTCCGCCAGGTCGAAAAGGCCCGCGTCGCCTTCAAACGCTTCTCCCGCGAGCGCGCCCAGGCGTTCAACGAGGCCGGCGGCGCCGGTGGTCTCGGCGACCTGGTCAGCGGCGCCGCCGCCGGCATGGCTGCCCGCACCGGCTTCCGCGACGCCCTGGCGTTCGAGGATGCGGGCGTTCGCCTGGGAACGGTGATCAACGCGGAGGACCCGGAGAAGGCCCTGGGAGCAGCCATGCGGCACGCCCGCCGCTACGCCCGCCGCAACCTAGCCACCGAAACCGAACTGCTCGACATCCAGTACGCGCTAAACTCGGCCGGCATGGACGCCCAACTGGCCAGGGTCGGCTCCACCATCGTCTCTAAGGTGGCCACCGTCACGAACGGCGCCAAGGAAGGCGTCGGCGAGGTGATGGCCACCGTCTACAACAACCTCGGCCACCAGTTAGAGGGCACGGCCGAGGAGCGTTTCACCCGCGTTGGCGAGCTGCTGACGAAGACGCAGTTTAAGTTTCAGATCCGTGATTTCAACCAACTCGGCGAGTCCTTCAAGGCCGGCGCCGGCGCGATCGCCCGGTTCAACATCCCCCTCGCCCAGGGCGCTACGCTGCTGGGGGCCCTGAACAGCGCCGGATTGCAAGGCAGCGAAGGCGGTACGGCGTTCACTGCCGTCATGCGGCAGATGACCCGCGCCCAAGAGGAGCTGGGCGTTGAGATCGTCCGCAACGCCAAAGGCGAGATGGATGCGATCGCGACGTTGGCAAACGTGAAAGAGGCCTTGTCGGTCTATGACATCGACGAGCGTAACGCTGTCATGCAGGCGGTCTTCGGTGACGAAGGCGCCAAGGGCCTGACGCCGCTGCTACAGAAGCTCAAGGAGTTGAAAGAGCAGCAGCGCGACGTTGAGGAGGGCTCTCGTAAACTGATCGACGCATCTTACGGAGAATTCCTGGAAGGCGGCTCTGGCCCGTTAAACATGTTCGTCGACAACCTGAAATCCGTGGGTGCGACCATAGGCAGCACACTATTGCCTGCTGTGAACGGCGCCCTCTGGCCGCTCAATAAGGTGCTCATTACCACTGGGGAGCTGATTGAGGACATTCCGCAGTTGGGCATGGCTATCGGTGGTCTGGCGGCCGCCTTTACCGCCTTCAAAACCTACCGCGTATTGCGCGGCGTGGGCGGACTGCTGGGCGGGCTGCGCCGCCGCCGAGGCGGCCTGGGCGGGGCGCTGACCAACATGGCCGGCAGTGACGCCGGTGGGGTCATCGCCGTGCGAGTCATCAACTGGCCAGGCGGTGGCTTCGGCGGCGACATCGGTGGCCGGCGCGGGCGCGGCGTCGGCCACCTCCCGGGCCGTTTCGGCGGGCGCGGTGTCGGTCGTCTTCTGCAGGGCGGCGGCAAGCTGCTCGGCAAGGCCGCACTACCGTTGGCGGCCGGCATGACCGCTTTGGACGTTGCTCAAGGCGTGGCCAACGGGGATGCCAGGCAGGTTGGCGGTGGCCTCGGCGGCGCCGGCGGCGCGGTCGCCGGTGCGGCGGCGGGCGCCGCCATTGGGTCCGTGGTACCCGTAATCGGCACCGCCGTGGGCGGGCTGGTGGGCAGCATCGTCGGCGGCTTCGGCGGCGACTGGCTGGGCCGCAAGATCGGCGGGCTGTTCGAGGAGGGCGGTGAACTACCCAAGGCGGCTGTTGCTAAGGCAACGCCGGAGGAACCTGTGCAGGCGGCGCCCGTCGAAAACGGTGACCGACGGGCGACCACCAACGTATTCAACATGACCATCAACGGAGCTCCCGGCCAGGATATCCAGGCGCTGGCCGATGAGGTCGTGAAGCGCCTGCGCATAGCGGGGCGGGAGGCGCTGCATGACTGATCGGCTACTTCAGGGCCTCTCGGCAGAAGGGGCGGTCCAGCGCCTCCGCTGCCATGCAGTAGGCGGCCAACATGGCCTGCCCCAGAGGTGTGACAATTGCCGGCTCGCCAGCATCGAAAACGTCTCGGCTTCGTGCAGAGGCGAGATCAAGGCCAACGGGCCCGGTGCCGTCGTAGAAGACACTAAACGCCTGGGAATAATCGCCCGACTGGATCGGCGCCTCCACCGCGAACACGACCTCGTTATAGCGTTCGCCCGAAGCCCGCATGTCCTCCAACGCGTCGGAGATAGCATATCCAATGCTATCCACATCGCTGGCCTCCCGTCCCGGCGCGCGCATCCGAACGGTGGCGCGGAGCCCCCCGTCGACCTGCTTGGTCTCCTCGATACCCTGGACGACGGATGCATCGCCTTCGGGTTCATCCGGGGTTGCCAACGTCGCCAAGACGACGATGACCGCAGTGGCCGGAACAACGAACTGCCACGTCTTCATGGTCCACCCCCTTCTGTTGGTTGTTTCACCTTGAATATCACACGCGATGGAGAGGGGCCATGCTAATGGCGCTCGGCGAGTTCCGGTTCTCGGTCGAGACGGCGGCCTACGAGACACTGCGCGACATTGCGTCCTACCGCTGGTCGAGCCAGGACCGCATCGGCCGTCCTCCCGCGCTGCAGTACCTCGGCCCCGGCGAGCGCACGGTGGAGCTGGACGGGACCATCTACCCGAGCTACCGGGGTGGCCTTGGCCAGCTTGACCGCATGCGTGCGCTGGCGGCCCAAGGCGAGCCCCTGCTGATGGTGTCAGGCCGCGGCGACGTGATGGGCCTGTGGGTCATCACGCGCGTCGAAGAGGATCAATCGCATCACCTGCGGGCCGGGGAGCCGCGCAAGCAGGGATTCCGTCTGGCGCTGACGTTCTACGGGGAGGACACCTGATGCTGCGCTACCGCTCCGTCGCCGGCGATACGGTCGATCTGATCGCCTGGAAGCACTATGGCCGGGAGTCGGCCGCCGTTCACATCCTGGAGGCCAACCCGCGCCTGGCCGACCATGGCCCGGTGCTGCCGGCCGGCGTGGTCATCGACCTCCCCGACCTGCCGGAACCGGCGACGGACTCCACTGTCAGGCTGTGGGACTGACTCATGCGCCCGACGTTTCGCGTTCATGCCGACGGCAGCGATATCACGGCCAAGATCGCCGACCGCTTGGTCCGGCTGGTGCTGACCGACGAGGCGGGGTTCCGCTCTGACACCGTCGAGATCACCCTCGACGACCGGGGGCATGTCGTCTCTCTGCCACCAAAGGGCGCCAAACTGCGCGTCTGGCTGGGCATGGACGCGCTGCAGTTCATGGGCGAGTTCGTGGTGGACGAACTGGTCGTCGAAGGCGGTCCGGCCCGGCTCACGATCCGCGCCAAGGCAGCAGACATGCGCGATCAGCTCAAGGCGCCAAAGACGCGCAGCTGGGACCAGATCACCCTGGCCGGCTTGGTCGAGACCGTCGCCGGCGAGCATGGCCTTACCCCGCGTGTCGCCGGCGACCTGTCTGGCATTGACCTCGGCCACGTCGACCAGACCGAGGAATCGGACCTCCACCTGTTGACACGGCTGGCACGGCAGTATGACGCGGTGGCCAAGCCGGCCGGCGGCATGCTGCTGATGGTCGGGCGGGGCAAGGCCAAGACGGCGAGCGGCCGCCAGTTGGCGCCGGTGACGTTGACGGCGGCCGACTTCGCCGGACAGTGGTCGGCGACCTTGGCCGACCGCGGCCGCTACGCCTCGGTAGTGGCCACATGGCATTCGAACGGCGCCGCCCAGCCCCAGGAGGTGACGGTCGGGGAAGGCGCGCCCGCCTACCGCATCCGCGAGCCCTATCCCACCGAGGCCGCCGCCCGCGCCGGCGCCGAGGCCCGCTACCGCAAGTTCCAACGGGGCACGGCGACGTTTTCCGGCACCGTGGCCATCGGCAATCCCCTGCTGGCGGCGGAAACGCCGCTGACGCTCTCTAGCGTGCGTCCCGGCATCGACGGCGCCTGGACCATCACGCGCGCCGTCCACCGGCTGGGGCGCGACGGCTACGTCACCGAGATCGAGGCGGAGGTAAAGGGGTGATGTTAGCCGCCCCCACCTCGCAGATCGCACCCTGCCACTTTGAAGCTGGCGGGGGCCGGGGTGTTGGCGCACCCCGAACCGGGAGGTGGTAGCTCCCACGGACGAAACCGCCCCGCCACCGCTGCAGCGGTGGGGAGAACCTATCGGAAGATGATGACGGAGTCACCAACCACCGTTAGAGATGTGCGACCCACCTTGCCGGTGGCGCCCTACCTGGGCGGCAAGCGCAACCTGGCCAAGCGCCTGGTCGAACGGATCGAGGCCATCGACCATGACACCTACGCCGAGGTTTTCGTCGGCATGGGTGGCGTGTTCCTGCGGCGCCGTCGGGCCCCCAAGGCGGAGGTCATCAACGACCTCTCCCGCGACGTCTACACCCTGTTCCGGGTGATCCAGGAACATTACGCCTACTTCATCGACTACCTGCGCTTCCGCCTGACCGCCCGGGCCGAGTTCGAGCGCCTGGTTGACACCGATCCGGCCACACTGACCGACATCCAGCGGGCGGCGCGGTTCCTGTACCTGCAAAGGACGGCGTTCGGCGGCAAGGTGAGCGGCCGCAACTTCGGCGTCGACCCGCGCCGGCCGGCCCGCTTCGACGTCACCAAGCTCGGCCCCATGTTGGAGGACCTGCACACCCGCCTCGCCGGCGTCACCATCGAAAGCCTGCCCTATGCAGACTTCATCCGGCGCTACGACCGCCCTGGCACTCTGTTCTACCTCGACCCGCCGTATTGGGGCTGCGAGGGCGACTACGGCCCGATCTTCAGCCGCAAGGACTTTGAGCGGCTGGCCGACCAGTTGACCACCTTGCAGGGCCGCTTCCTTCTGTCGCTCAACGACGTCCCGCAGGTGCGCGAGATCTTCGACCGCTTCGAGATCGAGGCGGTGGAAACCACCTACACGGTGGCCAAGGGCGCCAGCCAGCGCGTCGGTGAGGTGATCATTTCAGGAGGCGGCGAATGCCGTTAATGAGAGTACGGTGAGATGGGCGCTGACGCCCTCCACCGGACAGGTGCCCGGTGTCCAGAAAGGCCGCCGACCTGTCCGAAATCGCGCGCCGGGCTACAGCCCTGTGCGAAAGCGGGCGCCGGTCTCCCCCCGGCCTCCCAACGCGGAAACGCCGCCAACTCATTGAGTTGACGGCGTTTTTTGGTTGCGGGGAGAGGATTTGAACCTCTGACCTTCAGGTTATGAGCCTGACGAGCTACCGGACTGCTCCACCCCGCGTCAGGGAATGCGGTGTTTTTT